TGGTCGGTGAGTCGCTAGTACCGAATGGAAAGCTAGCCGGGTGCTGTACTTCGAAACAAACAGATAGAAAAGGGGGCACCTAGGAAGGCCCCCTTTTTGATTATCCGAAAGAAGTTCCATATCCACAATTGATTGTAGACATTATAGTAGGTTCAGTTGCTCTCGGGCTGGCAGAATTGACATGTGTCTGATTAGATATATTAGTTACGTTTGTACTATTATCTGTTGGTGCTGATACAACTGCAGCACTGCCGCCCATTCTATCCTCTCTTGCAGCTGCAACAGATGTAGAACCGTTATTTACAGCTTTGCCCATTAAACTAAAGTCATCAGGGCCTTGATATCGTCTGTATATTTCTTCTTTAGCGGCATCCACTTCTTGAATGCTACGTCCTGTAGTTAACGCAAACGCCTCTTCAAAAGATTTTCCTGAAAGAGGGTTTCTAGAAAAAAGACCTTCACTACTAAACAAATTACCATCACCACCATAAAACTTATCATACATTTCAGTAAAGCCCATCTGACCAGAAAAGTCCATACCGGCTAATTTAAATGTACTGTCTTGCGCAGCAGTCGCGCTAGGTGCAGCAGCTGGAGGTGCAATTTCAGTACCTTCTGTAATACGAATTCGCATCGGAGCAGAGTCTGCACTAGGTTGGGCCCCGCTTGCAGCTGCAACACCGAGATCATAATATTCTTGACCTGAAGTCCCGAAAGCATCTTTACCACCAAGGCCTTGCTCTGCTACCCCGCCTGGTCCTAATAAATGAGCAGCAGCAAGATAACCAGCAACTTGTTCTGGTGGTGTATTTTCATCAATAACACCTAAACGTCTTAGCTCTTTCTCATTAAAGGCAGCTAGTTCATTGAACGCCATATCTTGCACCATTGGTGCACCAAGCCAGTCTTGAAGACTTTTAATACCGTTTTTACCTGTCCAGTTCTCTGGGTTCTTCATTGCGCTGTTACCCCTCTTTGAAGCGCCTTCTTTTAGATACCCAATTGTTTCTAAAGCAGCAGCTCCAAATTGATAACCGCCTTGGTAACCGTATACATTATAATCTGTATAATCACCACTAGATTCTCTTTGAAGCATAGCAGCTCGTAAAGAATCCATTATTGAATCAGAACTTTCTTCTGAAGGTACTTGTACAGCTTGGCTTTGACCGGGAATTTCCATTCCTCTCTTACCATCTGCTTTGACAGAAGTATCAGTAGTACCGAGATCCATTCCTCTCTTACCATCTGCTTTGACAGAAGTATCAGTAGTACCGAGATCCATTCCTCTCTTTTCTCCTGGTACATTAGAAAGAGCATCCTCAACCGTACTAATAATTTGTGCTGTAGATAGTTCTCTACTACCAACACTTACAGATGGTACTCGTTTTATGAATTCTCTTTTCATGAATTCTATATGCTCTGGCTCTAAATTACCACCCATAACATCTTCAGGCAAATATTCTAACATATCTTCAGTAATATAATCACCAGCTTGTAAACTATCAAATGGTGTGCTTTGAGTACTACCTGCTGCTTCACTTTGCTGTCTTTGGTCTCCAAGCTCTAGAAGTGCTTCACTAGCTAAGCTACGTTTAATTGTACCGTCTTCTCTGCCTTGTCTAACTTGTTCTGCAGTTAGATCTTTAAGCCCGTCGTTGGTCATTACTCTAACAGTTGGTTGACCGTTACCTTGAGGTACATCACCGAAACCAGTTATTCTATTAGCAGCTGATCTTCTTATATTTTGTTGTTCAGCTATTCTCTCGTCTAAGTTACTTACTACTTGTTGTCTGGTACCTCGTACAACCTCTAACTCCCTTTCCCTATCAGCAATCTTTTCATCTATATCACTTTTTGTTGTAGTAAAAAACCCTCCAGTCTCAGGAGCTGTCTCTCTTTGCTGTTTCAGAAGTTCAATAGTTTTCTCTATCCGATCAATATTTTGGTCATGCCCTTCTGTCAATCTACTTCTAGACTCTTCAAGCATATTAATTTGCTCTTGAGCATCATCCATCGTGGCCTGAGATTCTCTTGTTACTCTTTGCTGTTCGGTTTCTATTTCACCAGTTTCTGGATTAATTCCAGCTTGTCTATACAATGCATCAGGTACTAACTTAGATGCAGCAGAGCCTACTTCAGGTAGAAGTGCTCTTAATATTGCTTGAGGATCAAACAATTCACCTAACCATTCCCAGACCTGTCCTAACTTTTCTGTAACTAAATCCACAAGACTGAATGGTGGTGCATCTTCATCTCTAAATTCAAATATATCATTTAAAAATGCAACTGCAGCATCGATAGGAGCAGCTAATATGTTTGCAAAGAAACCTAATGTGCCTTGAAACACATCTCCGAGTCCTGCGAGAACTTTCTTACCATCGAATTGGAATATACCAACTATAAAATCCCCAACACCGTTAGCTACTTGAGATACAGAGTTAGTAAAATCTTCTGTTAGCCGGTCTACAAATCCTGCAAGAGAATCTAACCCCAACTTACTTAAAAGCCAAGATATAGCTCCACCTACAAAATCTATTAATGTATTAACAAAGCCTTCGACAATACCGGTAAACGCTCCTTTGAGACCTTCTAGTACTGATCCTGTTCGAGCAAATTCTTTAACAAAGCCGGTTATACCATCTATAACTGCAAATATTAGAGTGATAGGTAGAGCAAGCTTTCCTAGTAAACGAAGCATACCAGTAGCCAGGCTTTTAACTGGAGCTAAAAATTTACCGATCGCTGCTAAAAAGCCTCCTACCCCTTTAGTGATATTTGCAAATAATTTTCCTACAGGAGCAAACATTTTACCAATGCTAACGAACCAATCTTTTATTCTAACTATAGTTTGTACAAATGCATTTGGTGCTTGCATAAAGCGCCCAGTAGTTAAGTTGCGCCATACACCAGCTTTAGGATCAAATGCAACTCTAAACTGGTTAGTAAAACTTTTAATAAAACCAGATATACTTTGACTCATAGACGTTACGAGAGGTTTAAAAAACCCACCTGTAAACAATCTACCCATAAACGTTGAAAAAGTTTTAGTTCCTCTCTCCCATAAAGTACTTAATGCAGCAAATCTTCTTGGAAGATTCATTAAGTTTTTAGTAAAGAGTCGAATCGATTGACCAAGAGCAGTTAGATATGCTGGTATACGCATATATTCATCTGAACCAAATATACTTGTAACAATAGCAGCAAGCGCGGGGATTCCTAAAATTCCGCCTAATCCTGGTAAATCAGTTTTAGCAATTGCTACTGGTTTTGCTTGGCCAGAAGATTTACCTGCTCCAGCACGCTGTCTTTCAGCACGGTCTTCTGCATCTTGTGCTTGATCAAACCGACGATTAGCATCTTCAATATCAGCTCTTCCTTGAAAAAACATAAGCATTTCTGATAAAGAAGCTTGGATATCATTCAATAAATTACCAATAGTCTTTAATCTTTCCAGACCATTTATTTCATTAACAATAGACTCTTTGGTATGAGAAGAGATATCAGAGACGTGCTCTTTTACTTTCTCAGTATCGTCTACTATTTTTTTACCGTCTGGGTTGACGTTTGGTAATGTTGCCTCAGCCATTTTTTGCTAACCGTTCTCGTTCTTGATCTAAGTGTTGTATTAACATATTTAGATAGATATCTCTTTCAAATGGTATCATTTCTTCTAACTCGGTTAATGAATATTTGTGGTGTTGCATTAACGCAAAGTTAACATAATAAAGGTTAGCCAGGCTATCATGACCGAGGCTTAACCGAAAAAACCTTGAAGTCCTTCTATCTTAATACTCTCTTCCTTTCCACATGCATCACAAGTATATGAAAGTTCTTTAACAAGCTTTGGCATAGTATTAAAGAATGACATAATTTTTTCAAATTGGTTTTGATTTAAATTCTCTAACCAGTCCTTAATATCACTTTTTGTATTATCTTCATATACAGTTTCTTTGTCAAAAATATACTCAACAGAATCAGTTAAAAAAGTAAATACGTCATCTAAATTATTTGTGTTTAAACCACCTAATTGTCTAGCTGAATCAAGATTAGGATATTTAAGTTTTACCCCAACATCTTCAGTAATCATAACTTTATCAGTATGATCATCATATCTTTCTAATTCAACTTTGTCCAAGTCTATGTTAATTTCTTGAACATGCCTGCATTCAGGATCTTCACCGCCATGCCTAAATCTTAAAGTAACTACATCACCTACTGATTTAGCACGTAGCTTTAAAAACAAATATTCAATATCAAAATAAGATAATGTATTAACATCAATATCATCTTTAATACAAGCTGATAATACATTAACAACTGCGTTAATTATTTCCCCTTGTTCTCCACCCTCCATTGCCATATAGAGAGCTTTCTCTTCTTTAACTAAAAATGGTCTGAAAAATATATTCTGACCGGTTGATGGAATTGTCGCTTCAAATTCAGGTGCCGCGATTTGTGGTAAAGCCATAATGCCTCCATTTATATAAAATTAAAAACCAAAACCTACTCTAATACCAATGCCTTGTGAGCCAATACTTACTGCTCCGTTTGTTGCTCTATTCACTGATCTATTTACTGCTCCTAGCGCTAAGTTAGTAGCAAATCCTAATATACCATTTCTCACAGACTGGCCAAGATCATTAATAAATGGAGCAGTTGAACTTGACGACGCAGGTATATTATTTTCAATAAAATGTAAATACGCAAATTGAACAGTAACTCTATGAACTTCTTCACTTGCCCAGCTCAAAGGCATTGAGTTAACTGTTACAGGATATGCGTCTACTAAAGTTACACTATGAGAGACTGACCCGGCTTCGTTGTACTGATTTATTTCTACAGTTGAAACATAATCTTTATAATAGCCGATACGCATATTTCTTTGATATGGTTGGTTAGTATTATGTTTACCTATAATTAAACTTTGCCATGCGGTGAATAAACTCTTTTCTGCTAGATCAGAACCACAAGTTATAGACATTGTAACTTCTGGATAAGTTACATCATAACCAATTTTGTGAGTAAGACCAGTATTATAAGGCTTATTTTGAATAGTCTGAATAGAGCGTCCTGGTATCTCGGCTGAGTCTACTCTAAAACGTAATTCGCTAATAGCTGCTCCTCCGCCGGCCGGAATTGCCATTCGAGCTGGGAACGTAATAAGAGAATCAAAGCTATGTTGTTTTGCAACCGCTCTATTGTTAATTTGTCCACTAAATTCTGATACGCTAAATGCCATTAACTTGCCATCCTAAGACTGTCTGAATAAACACGGCCAGCGCTTGCTTTCTGAAATCTTTGCAGCGGTAAAAATAATGCCATGTCCCATTCTACTGAGTCTATCTTAATTCGTCTTGATTTTATCTGTTTATTTAAATAATGTTTCACACAGGGCTTAAATAATTTATATCTTGAAGAAGCTTTTAAAATTTTATAGCTTATATTGAGTTTAGTTTTCTCATCATATCTATTATTGCTTCTCAAAGAGTATAAAGCGTCCATTAGTTTAGCTCTTTGACGTAACGGTAGATAATGTAAGTTTATCCCTAAGAAGCCGTTGTCTCTCGGTTCGATTGGGAAAACTAATGGAAATGTATCATAGTATGGTAATTGTTGTTTGAGCTTAGGGTCATAATTAAATAACATCATTTCACCTATCTCATATCCTCTGACAATTTTTGATCCGCTTTCACGAATTAACTTTGTTGGGGTAACAGTAATTTGCTCAGCTTCATTACGATACCATTCTCTAGCTGCACGGGTACGACCAGGTAATTGATTAGCCTGCACACCTCTTGTTAACAATCTATCAAATACGTAAGCTACCACTTGTAGTCCTCAAGATAATTTCTTATTATTTATCTTACTTTCGGCCAAGTTCTTTTTCCGTTATGATTTGAAAATCCCATCTTTTATCTTTGCAATATTCTTGTGTGGCTTTCCATTTAGCTTCGTTAACTAAATAAGTAGTAACCTCATTAAGATAGCGACGTGTTTTTCGTTTTTGAACTATTGGCGGCTGAGTTTGTTTAAAGGGTTTTACTTCTACTAAAGTAACACCGATAGTACCATCAGTCTTTTTTGCTTTGACTATGAAATCTACAAAATATCTGTGATACCTTCCATCTAATGGAGACTTGTATGGTATAACTATTTCTTCCGAGCCCCAGTTAACTATATTAGGATTATTATCAAAATATATCATACATTGACGCTCCCAAGAACTTCGATAGATAATGTTCGTAGGATCGCCTAAATATTTACTAGGAAACTTCGGTCTAAATTTACCTTTATACGTCATAACGAGAAAATTAAATGCCTTTATCTATTAGTATTTCTGCCAGCGCTGGTGGCGCCCTTGCAAGCCTAGCATCTTTTGCTTTTGGAGGCGGCGGAGGATTAACCTTTCCGTCTGATCTAAGAGGGCATGGCCAAAACTTTATTCTATTTAGGGCGTTAAAAGACTTTCAGTTAACTAGATCATCAGCACCCCTCTCAGCCACAGTAGCAACAGTAGCTTTACCGTTACCAGGTAATCTTTCTACTACATACAATGCTCAGTATGCTGTAGAAGGTATTGGACCTATAGGAAAGATTGCAGCAGATGTTGCTCAAGGCGGTGGTGGTATGCAAGGAGTAGCTCAGCGACTGGTGGATAAGTTTGAAAATAATAATGGAGCTGATGTTAAAGGTGCGCTTCTTAATTTAGCATCCTCTGCCTCAGACCCTGCAATCGGTGCAGTAGCTGGTAGTATTGGCGGTGCAACAGGAGCTGCGTCTGGTGCTGTCGCAGCACAAGCTGTAAAAGGTGCTATGGCAGGAGCTGGCGTCGCACGAAACCCACATCTAGCTACTCTGTTTACAGGTACTAATTTTAGGTCACACACTTTTTCATATAAATTTACAGCGAGAAATGCAGGCGAGTCTAGTGCACTTAGAGGAATAATTAGAGCATTTAAATTTCATATGTCACCAGCATATAAAGCAGCCGGGCATTTTTTCGACTATCCGGAGCAATGGGATATTGATATTGTAGGTGGTAATTATCTTTTTGATATCGGCACCTCAGTACTTACTAACTTTGAAGTGGGTTATGGTGGCGAAGGAGCTGCTTATCATTTCGAAGATACTAATGCCCCGTTTAGTGTAACAATGTCTATGACGTTTCAAGAAGTTGCTATTACTACTAAATCTGAAATATTAATAGAGGGTAGATAATGAATTATTTCTTTAAAAACTTTCCAACTGTAGATTATGATATTAAAAAGAATGGTAAGAAAATTACTGTTCCTAATATCACTGCAAGTATGAAAATTCAAGATTTAGTGAGAAGAAAGAAAGCAGTTTTTTACAACTATAATGTACCAGAAGGTGAGAGAGCAGATGCTATTGCTTTTAAGTATTATGGTGACGCATCTTTAGATTGGGTTATATTTTTAACTAATCAATATATAGATCCTCAATTTGATTGGCCGTTAGATAGAAGAAGCTTTGAAAATTATTTGACAGACAAGTATGGTAGTGTTAGACTTGCATCAAGCACTATTCATCATTATGAGCAAATACTTCAGGAACAATCAGTAAACTTTGACGGTACAGTTGTGCCTGAAATATATATTGAAATCGATCTAGATACTTACAACAGTTTAGATATAGCTGAGAGAAGAACAGTCTATTGTTATGAATATGAACAACGTATTAACGATGCTAAAAGAGAAATTAAATTACTTGATGAACGCTATGTGATTGAGTTAGTTGGTCAAGCTCAAGAGGTTTTTAATAGATGACAGAAAATTGGAGGCCTGGTGCAATACTTTACAGTGTTGTACTTACCAATCATCTTGGTGAAATAGCCGATATAAAAAATATAGTTGCTGAATTTAATGTTTATGAAGACATGTTTAGCAGTACATTAAAAGCAGATCTTTTAATTGTTGATACTCAAGGCTTGCCTGAGGCATTCCCTATTGTTGGTGATGAGACGTTTACTATTGAGTTTCAAACCGACCCGTCAGCTGAAAAGGTTAATTTAACTTTTAGATCATATAAACTTTCTAAGCGTACTATTTCAAAAGAAAGAGAGCACATGTATGTGTTGCACGGTGCATCTCCTGAGCTATTTGCTAATTTATTTACTGAAGTAGAAGAAGCATATATTGGTTTAAAAGCTCATGAAGTAGCAAGTGCTGTACATGGTACGTATATTCCAGGTAAAGCAATAGAAGCGGAGCCTACAATTAACAAGCTTACTTTTACTAGTGCCGGACAACATCCTATTGAATTTATCAACATGGTAGCAACTGAAGCACAATCAGAAGAGTTTCCTGATTCCTCATATTATTTATTTTATGAAGATCATATTGGTTTTAAATTTAAGTCAATTGCTAAGTTACTGAGTGAAGGTCCAGTAGAGACTTATTACTTTGCGGACCCCGCGGGAGACAAAGATCTCGCCAGGGACAAAGGGGGTATCAAGCAGTATCAAATTATCGCAGCTTTATCTTTTGATGAGACATTTGATATATTAAAAGGTGTTGTAGGTGGTATGATAGACACACAAGTTGCTTATATCGATCCTTTAATGAAAAAATATGAAGTTTTTAAATTTAAATATATTGATGATTTCGATAAATTAGATAATTTTGAAGGTCCTGGTGGCGGTCAAAGAATACTACCTCAACCAGGATTTTATGCTGGTAAGCCAGGTATTGCACATACTAGAATGGTAGCTGCTGATTGGAATGATGACGAAGAGACTCCCAACTCACAAACATTTGGCGATCGTATATCAGAAGCAACTGACCCGCATAGATTTCATAGTAGTAAAAGATGGAAGTGGTATCATAATGGTGTAGCGCTTTTACAAAGTTTACATCAATACTCTATTAATATAACAGTACCTGGTAATTCAAACGCCAAGTGCGGTGATGTAATAGATATTTTTATACCTCAAAACTCACCTCTTCAAACAGACGATGCAACTAAGTATTTAAAAATGTTTGGACAAGAGAATTCAAAGTTTTTAGTAACTGCAGTATTGCATAACTATAAACAAACAACTGGTGATTATTATACAACAATTCAGGGTGTTAAGCAGTCTATGGACAAAGAGCCAGTACCCACTGCATAATAGGATATAAAATGAATTTTGATAAAGAATTTTTAGGACAAAATTTTACCTGGTTTATAGGTAAAGTAGAGGATAGAAAAGATCCTCTGTATATTGGTAGAGTGAGAGTAAGATGTTTTGGCTGGCATCCAGATGCTATTACTACTGAGCAGCTACCCTGGGCTCAGACTATACAGCCTGTTACTACACTGCCCACAACACCTAGCGGTTTGCCAAACGATACATGGGTATTTGGTTTTTTCCTAGACGGTGAAAAAGCTCAACGACCTATGGTAATGGGTCATATACCTGGTTATAAATTTAACTCACCTGGCGAGTCAGATATACCAGCACTCGGTAGAGGAGAGACAGCTGGTGTAGAGTTTGGTAAAGATAATGCTGCTGTTAATAACTTACCACCTTCTCAATCAACTAGTAGAGGAGAAGCTCTAGAAGATCCTTTATCAAAGGATGTAATAGTAGATCCGGTTAATGATGTAAAGTGGTCAGAGCCAGAGGAAGCAAAAGACGCTACGTATCCTTTTGTTCAAACACATAATTCAGAAGGCGGTGTCATCACTCAAATAGTCAGCGGCGATCCAGAAGGTGAAGCAGCTGGTCGCCATGTAATATATTACCCAGCTGGTGGTTATGAAGAAACTGGTACAGATGGAGTTAAAGTAGTAAAAATAGTTAGTGATAGGTATCAACTAATCGCTGGAGATGATTATGTTCATATAGCAGGTAGTGTAAATCTAACTGTTGATAGTGATGTCACTACACATATATTAGGTAATTTAACTGAGAATATAATAGGTAATGTAACAAGAAATATTACAGGTAATTTGGAAGAAAAAGTAACCGGTACTGTAACACAAACATATGAATCTACCAAAACAGAAAATGTAACAGGGGCTGTTACTGAAAACTTTAGTGCTGATCAAACAACCTCAATTGGCGGAAGCGCTACTGAAAATATAAGCGGTTCTAAAACGATGGCTGCAGGCGGATCTGTTACTATTACCGGTTCTACAATTGATCTGAACTAGAGATTAGAATGCCTTACCCTTACTTACCAACTGATTCGATTACATGGTCTGTTCCTACAGCAAATTTAGAAAATGAATTTGTAGGTGATCCAACATCTGTCAATCCAAGAGAGCTATTTAACTTTGAACATGATGTGAGTGCTCATGCTGCGTTTAGTAATACTGCTACATTAGAGTTTTGGGTATCAGGTGGGCAGCTGCCAAATGGTTTAACTTTATCTACCGGGGGACAAATATCAGGTGTAGTAGAAGAATTAGATTCATGGGTAGACTGGGATGGTACAGAATACGAAAAACCAGCTGATTTTGTAATAGCTAAAGATGGTTCTAATTTTGGTACATGGGGGTCAGCTAAAGCTGGTGAATATGTTGTTAATTTTACTGTAAGTGCTAAGCCTGATGATGACCCAGATGGTGACTTTACTGCGAACACTGCTATGGCTATAAAAGTAGTAAATAATTATAACTCAGATAGAGATCAGTTTATACGAGACTATACAGCAGAATATGGTCTTTCATTTAAAGTAGATGGTGTGTTAGTTGATGCTAATACATACATTGAAGCACAAAACTATCCTGTCTTATCTGCTAATACAGGATACTTACCAACAGACCCAGGATATATCGCACCTTAGGGAGATTATTATGCCACCAGTAACTAGAAAAGGAGATCAATGTACAGGTCACGGATCATTTCCGCCAAGAGCTTCTACTGGAGGGAGCGGGAATGTATTTGTGAACGGCAAGCCTGTACATAGAGAAGGTGACGCTTGGGAACCACACGGCTCTCCATCTCCAGCACCGCCACATGGATCTACTTTGTCTGGTGGTAGTGGTACAGTTAAAGCTAATGGAAAAGCTGTAGGAAGAATTGGCGACCCAGTTGCATGCGGCTCAGCTGTTGCGTCTGGATCAGGTAACGTTAACGCGGGGTAAATAATATGACACATGAAACAATTATTTCTTTATATGAAACTTATTTAACAGAAAACGAAAAGTTTGAAAGCGGAAATAAAGCTGCTGGTACTAGAGCACGAAAAGCTTTATCTGAAATAGGTAAATTAACTAAAATTCGTAGACAAGAGATTCAAGATAAAAAAAATAATGATAAATAAACGTAAAGAATAGGAAATAAATATGGCTCGGGCGTCAGGTGCTGTAAATCCAATAACTAATGAGGTAGCGTTTAGTGACTTAGGAGTCACTATGACTGCTCATCCAGTTAATAAGAAACCACCTGTCTTCAAAAATGAAGAGGCAGTTAAACGTGCTATCAAAAATTTAATATTAACTAGTCGCTTTGAGCGTCCTTATGAGCCTTTATATGGTTGTAATATCTACAATCGTTTATTTGAAAACTTTGACCCTATAGAAGAAGCAACATTAAAAGCAGATATTGAAGAGGCAATCAGTAATTATGAACCTAGAGCTATAGTTGAAGATACTATTGTAAGAGCTAACTTTGATCAAAATGAGCTTTATGTTACTATTCGCTTTCGTGTAGTTAATCAAGCAGAACCAACCGAATTAGAAGTTGTAATACAGAGAACAAGATAAATGGCAGCTAATAACGCACTTCAGCTATCAAGCATAAACTTTGATGGTATTAAAGACAACTTAAAAACGTTTTTACAGAATCAGACCGAGCTGGAAGATTATGATTATGAATCTTCTACTATGCAAATTCTGTTAAATCTACTTGCATATAATACATATATGAATAGCTATTATCTTAATATGGTAGCTAATGAAAGCTTCTTAGATTCTGCTCAATTGCGCAACAACGTTGTTTCAAGAGCTAAAATGCTCGGATATACGCCGCGTAGTGCGAGAGGAACAGCTGCTACCGTTCAGCTTGTTATTACACCAACAGATTCGCCTAGCAGTATAACTATAGACAAGAATAAAAAGTTTAGAGCTGCTATTGACGGTGTTAATTATATTTTTGTAAATCCAGAAGCTAAAGTAATTAACGCTGATTCTCAGGGCATTTTTAGTACTAATATCGACTTAGTAGAGGGTCGACCCTTAACTCACAAATATACTGTTAGCACAGTAAATCCAGTTAAATATGTAATACCTAATGAAAACGTAGATCTAGATAGTTTAGTTGTTACTGTTCAGGAATCAGCTGAAGATAGTAGCGTTATAACGTATACTGAAGGATCAGATTTAACAAACGTTACTGGTGATTCCTATGTATATTTTATTGATGAAAATATTGATGGTAAGTATGAATTAAAGTTTGGAGATAATATTTTAGGCCGTCAGCTGAATGACGGTCAAGTTATCAATATTGATTATCGTGTATGTAACGGAGAAGCTACTAGAGGGGCTAGTATATTTACTGCGGTAGATACTATAGATGGTTATTCAACAATAGCTGTTAATACGGTATCAGCTGCACAGTCTGGTGGCTCTCGAGAAACTATACAATCGATAAAGTTTAACGCTCCTAAAAACTATCAAACTCAAAATCGCGCTGTTACACGTAAAGATTATCAAGCACTAATAACAAACTTTTTTACCGATATTCAAGCGGTTTCTGTGTGGGGTGGTGAAGATAATAACCCACCAATATACGGTAAAGTTTATATTTCTCTTAAACCACGAGAAGCACTATTATTAGCTGATGATAGAAAGAGAAGAATAAAAGATTATCTTTTAGAAAAAAGCGTATTAACAATCGAACCAGAGGTTGTCGACCCTTCATATCTGTATGTTAAGCCTGCGTTAACAGTAAAATATAATCCAGAGTTAACATCATTGACGTCTGGTCAATTAAACGATGCTATTTCTAATGCTATTATTAACTATGAAACAAATAAAATAGGACTGTTTGATCAAGATTATATTGAATCAGAATTAACTCGCGACATCTACACAGTAAGTAGCGCAATAACCTCTATACAGATTGATACTATGATGGAGAAAACATTTACTCCAAATACATCAGCAGCTACTACTTACAGAATACCATTTAATAATGAAATTCATAATTATGAAGATACTACTAAGCCATTTAATATATCTTCATCTAAATTTACCTATGATGGAAATAGTAATAGTTATTTTGATGATGATGGTTTAGGTAATATACGTGTTTATACTCCAACAACAACAGGAGAAAGAACATATCTTAACAGCACAGCTGGTACAGTTACATATTCAACAGGCTTAATTATTTTAAATAGTTTATTAATTACAGACTATGATGGAGCAGAGGTTCGTATAACAGCTGATCCAGATAAAGAAGATATCTCTCCGGTGAGAAATCAGTTACTACTTATTAAAGACGCTTCAATTGACTTATTTAATACTAAACTTAAGAAGACTGTAGCAACAATATCGTCTATTAATACTGAAGGAGTAACTACGTCTATAGCTGAAGATGGTGTATTAACAACGGTGTACTAATGGCTGTAGATAACAAAACTTCCTTATTAGTAGAAGATTTACTTCCCGAATATCTCGCGGAAGAAGGTCCCAAGTTTCAAGCATTCATAAAAGCTTATTATGAATGGATGGAGACTACCGGGCAAGCAACCAACCAGTCCAAGCAACTTTTAACTAATCAAGATATTGATGAAACTGCTGAGGAATTTTTAAATTATTTTAAAAATGAAATATTATCTCAATTTCCTGAAAACATAGTTGCAAATAAAAATCTTGTATATAAAAGAATAAAAGATCTGTACAGATCTAAAGGTTCAGAAGCTTCATACAAGCTGCTTTTCAGAATCTTATACGATGAAGAAGTAGAGTTTTACACGCCAGGTCAAGATCTTTTGAGAGCGTCTGATGGACGCTGGGTGCAAGAGACATCTATACGAATCACTGGTCCTTACGTAGGAGCTCCAGATCAATTAAGCGGCCAGATTACTGGACAAGAATCAGGTGCAACAGCAAGAGTAGAAAGAGTACAGGCTATATTTGATGATAGTATTTACTCTTTCGAGATTTTTGTTACTGATATATCAGGAACTTTTTTAGACGGTGAAATTGTTCAAAACGCAGCTGGCGATATAACAGCTGTTGTCAGGTCTAAAGCCGGTGCTTTACAAAGTGTCATCATATTAGACGGTGGTACAGGTCATCAGAGAAATGATACTGTTGCTATTACCAGCGATTCAGGCTCTGGTGGTAGAGGTAAGATTAGTATTACAAGTGGCGGATCAATAGTAAAACTAGCTGTTACTAATGTTGGCAGCAGTTTTAGTAGATCAGATCCAGTAACTATTCAAAACTTATCTAGATCAGCTGCTAATGCTCTCGGGGCCCCGCTTGTTACTGTGCCTGTTCAATATACAGGTAGATATGCTGATGTAAAAGGTTTTGTTTCTTGGAGTAACAGGCTTCAAGATAATAGATATTATCAAGAATATTCATATGTATTAAGGTCATCACAGGTTCTTAATACTTATAGAGAAATAGTTAAAAACGTAGTGCATCCTGCCGGTACAGAGTTGTTCGGTGACGTTTTAATTAATATTAACATTGATGCCCCTATTACTATTAAGCGAGAAACAATTCTTCGCTTAGATGATATTATACCGTCAGACACATTTATTCCAAATGTTGTTTCTGCAGATATAGATCAGTATACTCAACACGAAGAGCTGGGTGCAATTAGCGATTATCCAGAGCTTGAAATTGAATCTCTACCAACTGTTGTTGATATTGATATACCAGAAGCTGGTACTGGCTTCCAGGTAGAGATTCAACTTATTGCAACTCAGCTTTCTGCTGTGCTTGATTCGGATGAAGTAATTACTGTTAACCTTGTCAAGCTTATTGAGCCGGTTCATATAAATGATCTAGAACTTGCTCAAGATGTTACTATTCAAGAAGTAGCAAATGTTAATACTGGATTTATACAAGGCGGAGGTCATACTCTTTATTGGGTTGATCAATTTACATGGTTGACTGTAGGTGCTGATGTACCGATTAACTCCAATGTTTATATACAGCTTTCAACATTTGGTGACTTTGAATTACTACCTACTGCTTCGCCATCTGCAATAGTCTCAACTCTTGACTTTGGCGACTTTACTGTAGAATTTGGTGCTATACCGTTTGACGGTATTACATCAACAGCAGTTGTTAGCAATCCAGCTCTTGAATATCAAATTGACTACGACGCTACAACAGTTAACACAACTGAATTCTCAGATCTACATCAAAGCTATATTCAAGCAACTGGTACCGTATCAACCAGATTTATTAGTGCAAACACTATTAATGATTGGGGCACTGAAGTTATTGAGACGTACGATGATCTTCCAATACACGGCACTACAACAACTAGAGTGTTGGAAGGTACAGATACAATCTTTACTATTGAAGCGTATGCGAACAGTCAGTTTATGTTACGCCCAGACCCAGACTCATCTACCTGGCCTTCGTCTTACATCTATGGTATATTAGATGTAGATAGCCAGACATTTGACTCAAATACTATAATCGCTACTGCAAATGTTGGTATAGTAACTGATGCGGATATCTTCTTTAATCCAATTAAGAGATATGAAGTTATTATAAATACATCTATAACTAACACAACAATCGGTGTGCCAAATATTACTATTACTGGTACATACTCATTTGACAGTGCTAATACTAAATTTGATACTACAGCGCTCACGTTTGATGAGGTTCAGCAAGACATATAACGGATAATTAGATGACTAAACAAGTAATTAATGTAGGTACAGTTGCTGATGACGGCACCGGTGATACAATCCGAACCGGTGGTCAAAAAATTAATGGCATGTTTGAAGAAATTTACCTTTATCTAGGTAATACAACAAACATTACCCTAAACACAGCAACTATAGTATCAAATACTTTTTTACAAGCGAATCATACTACTAATGTTGTAGTAAGAGGTATTCAATCTGAATTGTATTCAACAAATACAATTTTAAGATCTTTAATATCTGCTAATTCATCCTCTATTTTATCTACTGTAGCTCAGCAAGACTTAGATAGAATGCAAGTCGCTAACGTTAATGCGTTAGTAGATGATAGAATACAAGTTGCTAATGCTGCTGTTTTATATGTTACAAAAGACGTAGCTAAAACATCTAATGATAATATTATTTTGTATATAAATGCAGAGATAGGCGCATCAAATACTAATATAAGAAACTACACAGATGCGACGTATCCAACTAAAGCTACTGTTTTAGCATCAAACAATGCTTTGAAAAACTTAACTAATGACAGGTTGCAAGTTGCTAATGCTAGTATCTTATATGAAACAAAAGCTGTTGCTTTATCATCAAACAATGCTCAGAATAGTCTAATATTAGACAGAATGCAAGTATCAAATACTCAAGCTGTGGGTATATCTAGTATTGCTTTTTACAACGCTAATGATACTATTGTATTTACAAGACCTGATTCTGATCAAATTAAAGTAACATTAGATGGTGTTGCTACAAATTCTTATTCTACTATTATTGGTGATAGCGGAACAACTACATCTAATCTTGATACAGATACACTAACTGTGTCTGGTAACAATGGAATTAAAACTATTGTCACTAACGACACATTAACAATTCATCAAGCTAATAATTATACAGCAATTGCTACTTTAAAAGTTACAGCAAATGGTAGTAGTGGTTATTTGTTTAACAGTCATTACCCAGAAGCGCTTGGTAACAATCCAACACTATATGCTATTAGTGGTACCACATTAGCTTTCGATTTAAGCTCAGTGTCCGGTGCTCATCCATTTTTAATACAAGATTCAGGTGGTACTAATTACAGTAATAATCTTATTCATGTTACAACATCTGGTGAAGCAACATTTGGTACTAATGCTCAAGGAAAATACGGAGGTATATTGTATTGGCAAATACCATATAATATTTCCGGCAACTTTGCTTATATATGTCAAAACCATGCTGCTATGAATGGTGTAATAACAATTAAAGATATTAGTGCAATCTAAGATAAATAACTAAAAATATTATTCGGAGAAAATAGATGTCAGGCGTCGTAACTAGAAGATTTAGAATACATAATGCTGAGCAATTTCAAGAAGCTTTTAGCGAAGCTGCTGATACAAAAATGTATCTGTTTATTGCTCGTGTTAATGAGTGGCCAGACGGTGATGTTACACCCACCCCTACAGACACTATTAGAGAGTCTAGATATGAGCCGTGGAGAAATATGATCGCGGCAAAACGTGTACAAGCGTCAGATGTTTCTTTCTGTATAAACAGACATAACTGGACTTCTGGTACCGTCTATACAGAATATGATGATACTTCTACTACAATGCAAGATAATGCTTTTTATGTGTTAACTACTGACTACAACGTTTATAAATGTATGTTTAATAATGGCGGTGCTGCGTCTACTATTAAGCCTGAAGGGACTTCTTCAAGCACGTTTCAAACAGGTGACGGTTATAAATGGAAATTTATGTACTCAGTTTCTGCTGCAGACACTCTTAAGTTTGTTACTTCAAGTTTTATACCAGTCAAAACGCTTACATCAGATGATGGTACAACACAATGGGATGTTCAACAAGCAGCTGTTAATAATGCAATTGAAATTATAGACGTGACAGGTGCTGGATCAGGGTATGCTTATAGAGCTAACACATTTAGCGCGATTACTAACTCTAGTGTTGTAATTCTTGATGCTAGTGCTAGCGGTGTTGATGAAGCTTATACTGGGTCTTCCATTTACATATCAGCTGGTTTGGGTGCAGGGCAGCTTGCTAACGTTACTGCTTACGTAGGTGGTTCTAAAACATTAACACTTTCACCTGCTTTTACAATCACGCCTAATTCTACAAGTTCATATCATGTTGGTCCTGTAGTAACTATTAATGGTGACGGTGTAAATGCTAAAGCTTATGCTAACGCAGCTGGAGGTCTTGTTTCACATATTAACATGATTAATATAGGGTCAGGTTATTCAAAAGCAAATGTTACTATTACTGGTACAGGCGGTGTTGGTGCTACAGCTGTACCTAGACTTTCTCCTCCGGGAGGCCACGGCTCAGATGCGGTAGGTGAGCTTGGTGGACATAATGTTATGCTTAACGTTAGGTTGTCAGGTACAGAGGGTAACAACTTCCCGACAAACAACGATTTTAGAATTATTGGTATTCTTAAGGACCCATTAACCGCTAATGATGTTGCAGCAGATGCAGCTGCTTATGATCAAACAACTAAACTTACTGTTTCTAGTATTTCTGGCGGTCCTTTTTTCCAAGACGAAACAATAACCGGTACAGCTAATGGTGCTATTGGTAGAATAGTTGAGTTTGCTAATACTAATGCAGCAGGTACTGCTGGTGTATTGAAAATTGTAGATGTTTCTGGTACATTCGAAGCAGAAACTATTACTGGAAATACAACTTCAGCAACAGCAATAGTCTCTTCTATTCAAGCTGGAGAATTAAGACCATACTCTGGCGACATCATATATAGAGAGAACAGATCAGTTACTAGTAGATCATCTGATCAGATTGAAGATATTAAAATAGTCGTTAGATATTAATTGAGGTTTACCCATGGCAGATGCCAACAACGCGTTGCTGACTAATTTCAACGTCGATCCGTACTATGACGATTACGACCAGGACAAAAACTTTTATAGAGTTTTGTTCCGTCCTGGCTATGCTGTTCAAGCACGAGAACTGACACAACTACAAACCATACTGCAGAAGCAAGTTTCTCGTTTTGGCAGCCATGTTTTTAAAGATGGTTCAGAGGTTAGCGGTGCTAGTATATTTAATGACTCCGTTTTAGGTTTTAGATTAGAACCAACATATGCTGGCTCTAATATTGATGTAACTGATTTCAATGGTTTATATGGTCGTGGACGTGACAGTGAAAATCTTTATCGAATAAAAGCTGTACAGGCTGCTACAGGATCAGAAAAAGATCTTGTTTTTGCTCAATTTGTGAGAAAAGCTAATTCATCCATTATAATTCCTAACGCTAATACAGGAACTGTTCCATTTGACGGCGAAGTAATAGACTTTAGTGCACAAGCACCAACCTCTAGTGGTTACTTAACTGCTAACGTCGGAGCTGCGAAAATTATTGCAGGTTCAAATACTGAAGCAGCTGTTATAGGTTCATCTCTTTTCCATGTCGATGCTGGTGTATTTTACACTAAAGGTATATTTGCATCAACAGAAAAACAAACTGTAGTAATTGCAGCTAATACAGATCATATTAAAGCTGTAGGTTATACAGTAACAGAAAGTTTAGTTAATTCTGATAACGACGATACATTAACTGATCCTGCTCAAGGTGCATATAACTACTTGGCCCCTGGCGCAGATCGTTTTAAATTAACGCTAACTCTTTCTACAAGAGATGCTGCTGAAATTGATTCCCCGCCAGCAAACTCAGCAAACTTTTTTGAGATTGCTCGAGTACAAAACGGTAAGATAGTAAAGAGAGTATCTGACCCAGACTATAATAGACTTGCGGACGTATTTGCTAAAAGGACTTTTGACGAAAGCGGACATTATGTAGTAGACGGTCTTAATGTAACAACAGCTAATACTGGTGCGAATTCTAGTTATATCTTAACTAATGTCTCTAAAGGTAAAGCTTATGTACACGGGTACGAGGCAAAAACTCTCACTTCTAAGAGCGCTAGAATACCTCGAGCGAGAGATACTGTATCTTTAACCGAACAGACAATGACTGGTCTATATGGTAATTATATTTTTGCCAATACTATTAATACGGGACTGTTTAATATAACAGATAAAGTTGAATTACATGCTAATACTACTCCAGTAAACAGCCCTGACACCAAAATAGGTGAAGCATATATTCAAAATATTGAATATTATTCTGGGGCAGGTGCTTCTAGAATTTACAAAATATTCTTATATAATACTTCTGTTACGTCAAACAATTTCACTTTTGATGCTACAAAAAGTATAATCGCAGGTACACCAACTAGTTATTCTGCTTACGCGCTAGTTAATGACACATCCAAGTTAATTATTAATAAATCTGGTCGTACTACTAGCGGTAATAATATTATTCGAATTACTAACCCGACTGGTGTAAAGATTGGACAAGAGATTGTTGATTCAACTCATTTCCCTGTACGCACTCAAGTTACAGCTATTAATCTTGACGAAATTACTGTTAATAATAATGCTACTTTAAGTAATACATCTCACGATATAGTATTTCATTCAACTGAATTACAAGAAAATAATCTTAAACCAGCTTATTTTAAATTACCTCATACACATGTAACTGGTATAACTAATGTAGATTATAAGTTTAAAAGAAAGTTTGCCACAGTAACTTTCACTAACGGGTCCGCTACTATTCAAACTAACGGTGGATCAGAGAGATTTTCATCTGGTGCAGGCTCGCTAGCTAATGAAAACTTTATTGTAGTTGTTCGCTCAGGCGGCGCAGGTACTGTGTCTACTGGTGAAAACATAGATTTAACTACTGGATCTAGATCTGTAACAACACCAACACCGACACCTGGTGCAGCTGCATCAGCAACTATTGATCTGGATGAAGCCTCATTCAACGGTACATGTGATATTATTGCTGCAATTGACGTTACTGCTGATTCTAGAAGAGTTAAATCTTTTGCTAATAATACTACCAAGACATACGAGCCGATGATTCAAGGCACAACGTATTCTTTAGGTTATTCAGATATTATTAAAATTAATGCAGTTTATGAAGGTAACAGCTCTGTAGTTACATCTAATACTGCTGATGCAAACATTAGTTTAGTTACTAATAATTTCTTATTTGATAACGGTCAGAGAGATGCATTTTATGATCATGGCTCACTTAAGTTAAAACCTGGACAAGCCAACACTACTGGTAAAATTTTAGTAGATTTCGATTATTACTCGCATGGTGGTGGTCTTGGTTATTTTGTTGCTGATAGCTATCCAAATTATAATATCATACCCACTCATAGATCAGCAAAGGGTGAGGATATACCGTTAAGAGATGTTATTGATTTTAGACCAGTACGTACGTCTAACACATCTGCAAACGTGTTTATAACAACAGATAAAGATTTTACAAACCATCAAATAGTTGACTCACAAACTTTTGAAGTCGAATTAGATTATAGTTATTATCAAAAAGTAACTCATAAATTAATGATTGACAAAAATGCTAAGTTGCATTTAAAGTCAGGTGCACCTAAGCTTAACAATCCTCCGATACCAGAGGATGACCCAGCTATGATGACACTGGCTACTTACTTTATGAACCCGTACACTTATGATCAAAATGATCTTAAGATTGTAATTAATGATAATTCTCGTTATACGATGAAAGATATCGGTAATTTAGAGAAAAGAATTGAAAATGTTGAATATTATACTTCATTAAACCTTCTAGAAAGTCTGGTTAATAGTCAGCAATTTTTAGATGATAACGGTGATACTAGATTTAAGAGCGGTTTTATAGCAGATCCATTCCTTGGTCATAGTATAGGTGATGTTTTTAATCCTGATTATAGAATAGCTATGGATAGAACATTCGGTGTTATTCACCCACCGTTTGAGAGTGATGTTGGTCCATTTATTATTACTAGCAGTACGCTATCCTCTAACGGTGATTATTTGTACTTACCGTATACAGAAACTAGTTTTGTAAGAAATTCTGTAGCTACTAGTGATCTTAATATTAATCCATTCCAGGTAGTTTCGTTTGCTGGTACAGCTAAGCTTGATCCTACACGAGACAATTGGGCAGACTATGATAATAAACCTACTATCACAGTTAACAATGATGGTGATCTAGATCATTTTATAAATTTGAGAAATCAAGCTGGTACAGAGTATGGTAATTGGAGACATGCTGGTTCTCAAACAAGACTAATTCATGGCGACCAATATAATAATACATACGAAGAAATTACTAATTATACACGTGAAATTACAACTAAGTCTGTCCGTACAACGTCAAGAGTCGCATCTGATACAACCCGTGTTTTAAATAATCAATTTTATTATAACATGCGCTCAAGAAGAGTAGACTTTGAATTAACTGGTATGCGACCAAATAGAGACATTCATGTCTTTATGAATAATATTAATATTTCTACTAGAGCAGCGCCTAGTAGCAGCAGTGCGGCATCAGAGTCTGAAGTAAAAAATCTTACAGTAGCAGATAGAAGAATTACTACTGATGTGAATGGTTCAGCTTCAGGTTTCTTTTATGTTCCTAACGATGCTGCGACAGAAACCGGTGCTGAAGGATATGGCAAAGGTATTAATATTCCTGCAGGTACAGTTACAGTTCTATTTACAGATAACTTTATCAACCCTAGAAGCTCTTCAACATACGCGGTTGCAGAATATACATCAAAGGGTAGTAAAGTAACTACACAAAGAACTGTTGTGATGACTAAGAATTATGAGTTAGTTACTAACTCTCGAAGCGAGTCAACATCAGATTCACGTACATGGACAGAAGCAACCGGTTATGCAGATCCTGCTGGTGACCCATGGGATCCAGTAGTAGTTGATCCTGGTGGTGGTGATGGTGGTGAAGATGGAAGATGGTTCCTTGATACGGACGCTTCCAGATCAGAAGCAGAAGCTCGAGTTAATGCTCGTCTAGCTGCTGCAGGGCAGGATCCGCTTTCTGTTTCAGAAATAAATGTTGCGCATGATCAAGTTTACGAATTTTATACACAAGTTCTCAACCGTCTACCTGATCAAGCAGGTTATGAGTACTGGGTTGAAACTTGGAGATATAAAGATAATGAAGATTTTTGGTCTGGGCCTCAAACTGAAGCACAGCTGCTAGAGCACATGAAATTTGCTGCTTATAATAACAATGAGGAATTCCAGAATTTTGAAAATATCGGTTGTGTGTTAGAAGGCTCTGATCCTTTGTGTCAGACTTTCTTTATTGATAGAGAGTTTTTCCCAGATGGTATATTTGTTTCTAGTGTAGATTTATTCATTAAGTCTAAAGATACATCTGGTTTGCCGTTGCGAGTAGAATTGAGACCTACAGTAAATGGTTTCCCGAGTGCTACAGATAGAATACCCGGTTCTACTATTACGCTGTTACCTGATGATATTAATATACCTTCTGATACAACAGTGCCAGTAAAAACAAATGCTCCGTTTGATGCACCTATACACTTGCTGCCAGGAGAATATGGTATCGTATTGCTTTCTGACAGCTTGGAATATCTAACTTATATCTCTACTATAGGTGAGAAGATTATTGGTGGCACTGATATTGTAAGTAAACAACCTACACTCGGTTCACTATTTAAATCACAGAATGCAAGAACTTGGACACCGCAGCAAGAATCAGATATATGCTTCGGCTTAAATAGATGTGTTTTCTCTACTACAGAGAGTACTGCAACTCTATCTATTGACAATGATCAAAGATATAAGTATAATGCGTCCTCTAATACAGTAGGTAAATTTGATCTGTTAAATATTCAAATGCCTACTTACGCAGCACAGCAACAAGCAAACACTAAGTTTGAAATTAAGACTAAAGCAGAAGGCGGTGCAGTAGGTACATTTGAGCCTTTCTTACCAGAGAATGATATATATTTCAGCGGTCCAAAAGAAGTTACAGCAGATACAGATTTGCAAGTGAAGATTACTTTTAAGACAAGAGATGCAGCAATATCACCATACATAGATTTAAAATCTTCTGGTGCTACATTAATTAAAAATGTTATTGCGGCTAAACCTTCTAGTGGAACATTTGTTGCGGAAACTGAACCGTCTGGAGGTAACGCTGATGGTAGATATATTACAAGAAAAATTACTTTAGAAGAAGGCTTTAGAGCCAGCGCGTTAAAAGTATTTTTAGATCAAAACATGCCGCAAGGCGCTATCGTAGAGCTGTATTACAAAGTTATTAGTGATACTGATGATGGAGCTTTTGAAGACCGTAACTGGGTTCAAATGACAAGACGTCAAACAGATACAGTTGTTAGTCAAAATAAATTAGATTTTAATGAATATGAATATTACTCAGATAATATATCTTACGACGTAGATGGTACAACGTTTGATTCATTTAATCAATTTGCTATTAAGATAGTTATGTATGCAACTAGTACTGCTAACGCTCCATCTGCTATGAATTTTAGAGCTATAGCGTTTGCATAATGATAGAAAAACAAAAGGTAGAAGACCATAATAACTTACAACGAGAGGGTCATAGTAAGGCTATTTTAAATGTAGATAGAGCAGGTTATCAGCAATATCTTTTAGCTAGAAATAGTAAAAAGAACAAAGAAATAATAGATAATCGTTTAGATAGCTTAGAAAGTGACATAAATGAAATTAAAAATCTTCTTGTTAAGCTGTTAGATAAATAAATATATTAATAAAAGTTTAGGAATTAATAAGACATGGCTTTACGAAATTCTGGCACTCTTATAGCAAACGTTGAGTTAACAGATACGTTTGCTACGCAGCGCACACGCATCAATGAGATGATGAATGATGGTGTTTCATCGACTGGTAATACCGGTATAAGCGGTGTTCTTTTTCCTGACGGTTTAAAGTTGAACGCTAATGTAGGTCACCAATCGTTTACTGGAAATGCAGAAGCTTTACTCTTTTACGATCAAGTACATAAAACATTAAACTTTTATACAGATGTAGATGATTTACCAATAGAGCTTGGCCAGAACGAATATTTGCGCATCTACAATAATTCTGGTGTTGATATTGAAAAAGGAGCTCCAGTCACTCTAACTGGCTTACATGCTACTACACCAACAGCTCAAAAGGCAGATGCATCATCTGAAGCATTGTATAATACTTCTGGGCTAGCATCAAAGTTAATTCCTAATAACACATACGGTTTTGTAACTATATCTGGTGTTGTAGCTGGTACTCCTGAATTTCCATTTGATACAACTCACTTAACAGCTGGTAGTCGTTGTTTTGTTTCAGCTAATACTCCTGGTACACTAGTAACTGTTCCACCATTTTTTCCGAACTATCCAATGTGTATTGGGTATGTTGTTAGCAATGATTCGTCTAATGGTGAAATAGTTGTTGAAATGCAAAACCACTCTGTACCAAGCTTTGTGGTTAGAAATAATGCATACATAGAAGATAATCTCACTGTTGGCGGCGATCTTACTATTTTAGGATCACAGACGACTACTTCTACTTCTGGGCTAAACGTTGGTAATACATTCATATATCTGGGCGCTGGCGACGATATTGCTAATGCTCAATTTACTGGTACCGGATTGAATGATTTAACTTTTAAAAATTATTATACTGGTACAGGTGCTAAAACTTTTTATGTTAAAATTGATGCAGCTGGTACCCCAGACACATTTAGTTGGTCTGTAGATAACTTCTCTACTACAGAAGCAACTGGTGTAAGTATAACTGGAGGGGAACAAGCTCTCTCCAACGGTATATCAATTCTCTTTCAATCAACTACAGGTCATACATTAAATGATGTTTGGGACGGTACTGTAAATAATGTTGAAGTAGATTATGGTATCCAAGGTCATTACAATGATGGTACAGGTTATACTCACTCGGGTATCTTTAGAGATGCTACTGATGACACGTGGAAAATTTATAACCGATATGACCCGGAAAGCACAGGTACGGTAGATACAGGTGATTCATCTTTTGAATATGGCCATTTTAGAGCAGCAAATATTCGCGGATTAGACGTTACAGCTAATACTATAACTGTTGCGAATAAATTTACTGTAGGTACAGATGTTAAAGCTTATTACAACACCTCAGAAAAGTTTAGAACAAAAGATGGTGGTGTTGCAATAACAGGTAATACAGATATTACTGTTAACCTTAATGTAACAGGGGATGTTTCAGCTGCTAACTATACATCAACTTCAGATGAAAGATTAAAAGAGAATATTCGTCCATTAGAAAACGCACTTGAAATAGTTAAACAGTTAGAAGGCGTTAGATTTAATTGGAAAGAAAACGGTAACGAAGCAGTAGGTTTTACAGCACAACAAGTAGAACCAATACTTCCAGAAGTTATAAATACTGATGTTAATGGAAACAAAACTGTAAATTATAGTGTAATTGTATCTGTTTTAGTAGAAGCCATAAAAGAGCTTTCAGACAGATTAGATAACAACCAGGGGTAAATAATGGCATATAAGGTCGGTTCAAACACTGTTATTAATGACAGCGGAAAGCTAGCTGGAATTAATTTAATATCGGGTGTTAATATTACTGGAACGCCGAGTGATAGACAGGCGCTAGTTTATGACGCTTCATCAGGCGAATGGGTTGCTGGTGCGGGTGGTAAAACCGTAATGAAAATCTTTCCTACAGCGCTTAGCAACACTAGTGCTAACCCAACTCAATTTTCCTCAAACACTATTGATTATGAAGTTACAACAGACTCATTGCTTACCGGTGTTAGAGCAGAAAATATTATTTTCCTGATCAAAAATGTAACTGAAGACGGTGCAGAAGTACAAGTAGCTAATGTTGCGTTAGCTAACTATACCAGCCCTTCTGTTGGTGGTGACGATACAATTAACCGACATTATGAATCAATTGATGTACATCCATTTTCAAATACCGCTGGTCAAGATGTTAGAGTTAGAGCATATGCTATAGACGGCACTGGAAACTTATCTAATACTATTACGGTAGCTACGACTACTATTATTAATCCGATTATCTCTACACCTACAAACTCTAGTCCAGCAGACGGTGATACAGGGGCATCATTTACTCAAACACTTACAACGAGTGCATACACTACAATCGGACATGCAGAGCCTCATGTATCTACAGACTGGCAGGTATCGGTTGTAAGCAATTTTGCAAACACCAGAATTAACGTTACTGCTAACACAACAGCATTAACATCATTTGGAATACCAGCAGGCGTCATTACTGGAGCTCAAGGTGATGCTTCAAGAACTTTTTACTGGCGTGCTAGATATAGATCAGCTACTTATATATCAGATTATAGTTCTGGTACATCATTCACAACTCTAGCAGCAGTTGGATCTGATGGTCAAGCTTATTCACAAGGCACAGTCGCAAATAACGGCGTTTCGGTTTATTATGCAACTCCAGGGTCATATACTTTTACAATACCTAACACAAACCGTATAATCGCAACTGTTGTAGGCGCTGGCGGCGGTGGTGGTGGTAACGGTCAACCATCTCACGGTGGCGGTGGCGCCGGTGGTGTGAGAGCTGCAAGAGATGTAACAGCTGGTCAATCTATTAGTGTAACAGTGGGAAATAAAAATGGAAGTTTGAGTACTAGTGGTAACGCAACCGGTGGGCAATCTTCTATTACATATGGATCCGAAACTATTACAGCTAGCGGAGGACAAGCTACAGACAATCCAGCGCAACAGTATTATGCGTTCACAGCTGGAGGCACCACTTCAGTTAATCCTAACTGGCAGATAAAACTCAATCAAAGTGGTGGTAAAGGTGGAACAGGTGATGGAGATCCTTCATATAGACCAAATGCAGGCGGCCAGGGCTATGCCGGTGGTGGCGGCGGTGGATATAATTGGACAGGCGTTATGACTAGCGCTCCTGGCGGCCAAGGTCAAGGCTGGTGGGGCGGCGGTGGCGGCGGCAACGGGTCGCAGTCATATCCTGGAGTCGCTGGTAGCCCTGGCTCAGGTGGTTCAGGCAACGTAGTTTATGGTTCAAACGCACAGGGTCGAGGGTTTAATGGTGGCGGTGGTCGCACATTCGCCCCAGGTATTGCCGGTGGCGGTCCTGGTGGCGGTAGCGGCGGTCCAGGCTCTTTCAGTGATCCAACACCATCCCACTCTGGCGGCGGTGGCGGCGGCTCTTATGGTGGTGGCGGTGGTAACACTCAAGGCTGGTTTGGTGCTGGAGCTCAAGCGGCCTCTGGATATGTTCGCTTTGACTGGGCTACAGGTGAATAATTAAAAAAAAATTAATATTATGCATTATGTGAAAAATATATGTATAGTAGGTGGTGGTAGTGCTGGTTGGCTTACTGCTGCCTACTTAACTAATCAACTCCCTCAATATAATATTACTCTTGTTGAATCACCAATTATACCTAAATTAGGTGTTGGTGAAGCAGCACTTATTAGCTTTGTAGATTTTTTAGAAAGATGTGGTGTAGTTTCTGAAGAAGAATTTATGAAAGAGACAAAAGCTACGTTTAAATGTGGTATTTTGTTCAAAGATTGGGTAAATGAAGGTAAAGATATATGGCACCCGTTTGCTAATACTACTTTAAAAAATGGTCTACATTTAGGTGATTATTATTCAGTAAATAAACACAACAGTGAAGTATTTAAAGAAAAAATTATACCTTATTACACACACTGTGTAAAAAATAATTATATTACATCAAATAGATCATATCATTTTGACGCTAATCTTTTAGCTGATTATCTCAAGAAAAAAACAGTAAATAAACTTAACTACTATTTAAATAATGTAGAAAAAGTTAATGTAGAAAATAATTATATTAATTCAATAGAATTAGATACTGGTGAAAACATAGAAGCTTCTATTTTCATAGACTGTACTGGTTTTCGCAATACTATTTCAAAAAATATTGTAGGTGATGAGTGGATCGATAAAAGTGATATGTTATTTTGTAATGCTGCTGTTACAAGACGTTTTAAATATAATAACATTAATAAAGAGATGACGCCATATACTATATCACAAGCTTGTGATTTAGGGTGGATATTTAAAATACCAGTAGCGGATAGAATAGGCTCGGGGTTACTGTATAATTCTAATTTAACGTCAAAAAAAGAAGCAGAAAAATTTTTAGTAAATCATTGGGGTGAAGATAGATTAGAAGATAAGAATACTGATTTTAATCATATTAAATTTAAACCAGTCTATAATAAAAATACATGGAAAACTAATGTTATCAGTATTGGTGTTTCAAACGGGTTTGCTGAGCCTTTAGAGTCTTCTAGTATTCATTTAACTACAGATGTTATAGAGCATTTAACCGGTCGGATTAGAAAAGGTTATTATACAAGTTCCGATATTGCAATATTAAATAATAGGATTTCACAAAAATTTGAAGAGACATATGATTTTATAGCATTACATTATTTAAATAATGAACGAGACTCTATCTTTTGGAACCATATTAAGAATAATATAAAAATTACCGATACATTAAATTATAAAATTAAAAGCTACGTGGATAATGGAATACACGATTGGGATATGGATGACGGTATTATTTTTGCACCTCACAGCTGGTTTATTATGTTTGAAAGCTTAAAATTTAACAATACTATGCTAATAGATGAAGATCAAAAAATAGATGAGCTAAACAGAGAGTTATATAACTTAAGTGAAAAATTTAACATTACAAATAATGAGTGTTTAAATGGCTAATTTTACTTTCTTTTTTTATAATAATGAAAATGAACATGTCGACCAGTTGACGCACGATAAGTTAATTGATGGTTTTAGGTGGTGTTTAGGTGTTATTAACTTTAATCCAAAATATCATATTTTACAGAAAATAATTTATAATGAAGAAGAGATTTTTAAATCTGACAAAAATTTAGAATTTCAAGATTGGGAGTTTAGTGCTTTTATATTTTATTGTGGGGAGTTTTTAGATAAATCAGATTTACAAGATCGAAAAATGCTCTATTTACCTAAGGATGGGTGGAGTGAAAAAATAAATATTTTTGACGATGATATTAATTTTGAGTTAGTAGATGATAACTATAAATTTGATAATAACGGGATAAGTGTTGATTTAAACTATTTAAGAGATCAAGTTTATAAAAATATTAACAAATGGATGGATGAGTTAATATATAGAAATTATTTTTTAACTAAAAATAATATATCAATAAATCAACAAGTAAGAACAGCGCTACCAGAACAAGAATATAATAATTATTGTACTGAGATTTTTGAGTATCAACAAAAATTTCTTACAGCTCAGATACGCTTGAAGTCTATGTTAAAGAGCAAAGAAGATATAACAAAAATTATTAGCACATATAGAATGGCACCTAGGTATATAATGGAGACAATTTTAAATAGATCTATTAGTTTTAGAGATGCTAAATATATGATGACAATGTACAAAAATTCTACTGTATCGGAGATAGAAGAATGAGCTTATGGGTTCTAATAAATGATAGTAATCAAGTAATAGAGATACATGAAGATGATATCTCAGGTACTTATGGAGATAAAGCTATAAGTGTGCCAAGCTCTATGGTACCGTTTCTTAATAATGTTAATCTAACATATGATCCGGATACATCTACATGGGGCAGTACTGATCTTGCATCTGTTAAAAAAAATCTTAAAGATAAACTCGCCGCCTTGAGATACAAATATGAAGTAGGAGGTGTTATCGATAGTGGAAATAACAATATAATTATAGCTTCAGATAGAATGTCTCAAGCAAGTATTAATGGTGCTTTTTTATGGTTGCAAGACAATACAGAAAGTGTAGTATCATTTAAAGATTATACCGGTTGGGTAGATTTAAATTTAACTAATGCTACATCACGTAAAAATCAAGTATTATCTCACGTCCAAGGATGCTTTTCACGAGAAAAAGCTATTAATGATATTATTGACGCAGCTGCGGATCTTACAACATTAGTTACCAACTATAATAATGCAATTGATTCAGGTTGGCCGACATCGTCGTATCATAAAGCTAAAGTAGATGCTAACACCGATATTGCTTTACTTACTAACTGGAATACTCCTGGTTTCGCTTAAAATGTAGGCATTATTAGTTCTGCAGTCGAATCAAATTTAGATCTTAATACTACTGGGGCCCCTGTGTATAATATACATAAGGGGTCTCCTTTTTTAAAGAGATAAGACTCTGTTGTATTTGGAAACGCTGCTATAATATTTAATATTGAAGGTGAGCGGTGGCGCTGAAATATAACCCCAGGCAAAACTTCATAAGGCTGTTTTTTATGATATATTGGTGACATTGGTAATATATCAATATTATTATTTAAAAATAAATTATATGTAAATTTAACCGTCCATGTATCAGGCATCATTTTACCATACTGCTGTTTACTGTGACCGCCTATGTTAAAAATACTATTTGATGTACTGTATCTCCAACCTGTATCTTTCTTTATATCAATAATAGTGTCACAGGGAAATTTTAATAAAAAGCTTTTTTGCCATAACTTAATAATGCCATCACATTGTTTTATGGTCTTATCCATTGCTTGTGTTTGAGATTCAAATAGTCGTTCTATTCGCTGCTTAACATTTAATCCATGCCAAGGCTTTATTTCTTTATATTCTTTTGGAGTATTTTTAATACAAGGCACAATAATTTCGTCTAGATTATCAGCCCAAAATTGTTTAGGGGAGACTATTTCAATATAAGGTTTTTTAAACATAATAACTCCAGATGATAAATATAGTAAACCACATACATTATTATATAGGGTAGATACAGATGGCACTTCCAGCAACAAGAGAAGAATTAAAATCATATTGTCTTCGTAATTTAGGAGCTCCTGTTATCGATATAAATGCTGACGATGAGCAGTTAGAAGATAGAATAGATGAAGCAATAGAATATTATAGAGACTATCATTTTGATGGCACAGAAAGAGTTTTTTATAAGCATCAAGCTACAGCAGCTGATATATCAAACGGTTATTTAACAGTACCTGATTCTATTTACGGTGTTACTGGTTGCTTTACTTTAGGTGGTACTTATTCAGTTAATAATTTATTTAACGTGAGATATCAGATACATTTGAATGATCTTTATGATCTTTTACAATCGTCAGTTGTACCATATCATATGGCAATGACTCATATCAATATGTTGGAAGAAACTTTTGTTGGTAAGCAACCTATACGTTATAATAGACATACTAACAGAGTTTATATCGATACTAGTTGGACGGATAAAATACCGGTTGATTCTTATATTATCTTAGACTCTTATCAGGTTATAGATCCAGATGCTAATACAGATATGTATTCTGATCGGTGGTTACTCAGATATACTACAGCTTTATTTAAACGTCAATGGGGTGAAAATCTTAAAAAGTTTGAAGGCCTTCAGATGCCAGGCGGCCTGACCTTTAACGGTCAAAAAATATGGGAAGAATCTATGGAGGAGATTCGTAAGCTAGAAGACGAAATGATATCGAGTTACAGCTTGCCAGTTCATGACATGATAGGTTAAAAATGGCTACTAACAAATATTTTAATAATTTTAATTACGCTCGGGAGCAAGATCTGGTTGAAGATCTTACTATTGAAGCCATTAAAATTTATGGGCACAATTTAAAGTATTTGCCCCGTACAAGAGTTAATACTGATCATTTATTTGGAGAGGATACGCTTTCTTCTTTTAATGAAGGTATTGATTTAGAGATGTATATAAAAAATACGGAAGGTTTTGAAGGCGAGGGCGATCTTTTATCTAGATTTGGTTTAGAGATTAGAGATAGTGTAACATTTACAGTAGCTAGAAAACGTTTTGACCAAGCAATTACATCACCAAAATTAACTACCGAAGTAGGATACAATCTTATCTTTGAAGATGGTAGTACAACAACCCCATCTAGGCAGTATTTAACAGGTTCTCAAGACACAGATAGTTTTGTACAAGAGGGTGATGATTATACAAATACAATAAATCGTCCCCAAGAAGGTGATCTTATATATTTTCCTATGGTTGGAAAATTATTTGAAATTAAATTTGTAGAGCATGAACAGATATTCTATCAAACAGGTAGACTTCAGACTTATGATGTTCGTTGTGAATTGTTTGATTATAGTTCTGAGCAAATTAATACTGGTAACACAGAAATAGATTTAATTGAAGATACATACTCTCAGAATGTACTTGGTTACGAATTTACATTAGAAGACGGAACTGGTATAGTAAACTTAGAAGATGGTGGATCGCTGTTACAAGAATATGAGATTGAAACTACTGATAATTCAGCTAATAACGCTTTCTTCCAGTTTGAGTCAGAAAATATTCTTGATTTTAGCGAGACCAATCCTTTCTCAGAAATAGATAGGTACTAATAATGTTTGGCAGAACTTTTTATCACGGTACTGTTAGAAAATATGTTATAGTTTTTGGTAACATGTTTAATGGAATTTATGTGCAAAGATTTAACTCTAGCAATGAAAGAGTACAAACGCTTAAAGTACCTATTGCTTACGGTCCCAAAGAAAAGTTTTTAGTTAGATTGGCTCAAGACCCAAATCTCGATCAAGATGTAGCTGTAAGCTTGCCTCGATTGGGTTTCGAAATGACTGGTATGAACTACGCTGCTAACAGGAAGCTGCCCTCCACACTCAGACACACTAAAGTAGACTCATCTGATTTAAATAAGTTAAAATCGCAATATGCACCTGTACCATATGACATTAACTTTACTTTATCCGCTTTTGTTAAAAATGCAGATGATGGTACTCAAATATTAGAACAAATATTACCTTATTTTCAACCTGAATGGACAAACAATGTTAGACTAATTCCAGAAATGGATTTAGTTTATGATGTACCTTGTGTATTAAATGATGTAAGTCTAGAAGATACTTATGAAGGTGATTTTGCTGCTAGAAGAGCTTTGATATGGAATTTAACTTTTACAATGAAAGGTTATATATTCGGACCTATATCCACTACTGGTACTATTAGACGTAATATTATTAATTTGTTTAACAATACAACAGCAACAACCGGTTTAGAATCAATAAACCAACAACCAGCTCTTACAGCGGAAGGTGATCCTACATCTAATACTGCGCTATCTGTTCCAGTAGATGAAATTAGAGTTGATGACGACTATGGTATTGCAACAGATATAAGTGATTTGTAATGGATAATAATTTTCATAAAAATATGGAGCAAATATTTAATTTACCAGAATCACCTAAAGTGAATGAGGTGCAAGTGATTAAACCAGAAAAAAATAATGAGCGAAATGTTGATATAGAAAATGATTACAAATATGCTCGAGAAAATTTGTACAATGCTATAGAAAGAGGTTCTGATGCTTTAGATGAATTAGTTGAATTAGCTAAACAAAGCCAGAGCCCAAGAGCTTTCGAAATAGTAGGCCAAATGATTAAAACTTTAACTGATGCAAATAAAGATCTTTTAGAGGTTCAGAAAAAAGTAAAAGATTTACAAAAAGAAGAGCAATCTAAAGGTCCTAATAGTGTTACTAATGCATTGTTTGTTGGTAATACTGCTGAGTTGCAAAAGATGTTGAAGGATAATAGTAATGTATGAATATAAATGTAAAATAGTAAAAGTAGTTGACGGAGATACAGTAGATGTCGATATCGATCTCGGGTTTGGAATCTGGCTACGTAACGAGCGTGTACGGTTATACGGAATCGACACTCCCGAAAGCCGTACCAGAAATAAAACAGAAAAACGTTACGGACTATACGCGAGCGCATTCCTTAAAAACGCACTTGGAACTGATTGCGTATTACGAACACAAAAGGATCGCTCTGGGAAATTCGGTCGTGTCCTTGGTGAGTTTATTGTCTTCGACCACGCGAACGATAGATATACTAGTGTAAAAGATATTATGATCCGCGAACATATAGGTGTTGAGTATCACGGTCAATCAAAAGAAGATATACAAGAACAACACCTTAAAAATAGAGAGTTATTAACTCTTCCTGAGGGTTATTAATATATCTATCTTTTAGCATCTACACGATGATTATAATATGATTAGTTAGAGAGTGCAACTATAAAATGCCAGAAATTTACTTAGGAAATCAAAATTTAAAAGCTTCAGGCGTTCAAGTTGAGTTTACTCAAGAAAACGTGATGGAGTATCTTAAGTGTGCTCGAAACCCTATTCATTTTATAAAACAGCATCTACAAATTGTAAGTATTGATGAAGGATTAGTACCGTTTGAGCTCTGGGATTTCCAAGAGACAATGGTAAAAACTTTTGAAGATAATCGTTTTAGTATTTGTAAGTTACCTCGCCAGGTAGGTAAAACCACTACAGTAGCAGCTTATATTTTATGGAAAGTATTATTTACCGAGCAGTACTCAGTTGCTATTCTTGCAAATAAGATGGCTCAAGCTAGAGAGATTCTCGGCCGTATACAATTAATGTATGAACATCTACCCAAATGGATGCAGCAAGGTATTGTAGAGTGGAATAAAGGCAATATAAGATTAGAGAATGGTTCTGAAATACTTGCTTCTGCTACATCTTCTAGTGCCATTCGAGGTACTTCACAAAATTTAATTTATTTAGACGAGTTTGCCTTCGTCCCGAATAACTTACAAGAAGAATTTTTTACTTCAGTTTTTCCTACTATTTCTTCTGGTAAATCTTCTAAAGTATTAATCACTTCTACCCCTAATGGAATGAATCTTTTTTATAAATTATGGGTTGATAGTGAAGAAGGCCGCAATGATTATGAAAGAGTAGAAATACATTGGTCTGATGTGCCTGGAAGGGATGAAAAATGGCGAGAAGAAACTATTCGCGCTACATCAGAAGAACAGTTTAGGCAAGAATTTGAAACTGAATTTTTAGGTAGTACAAATACTTTAATTCACCCGTCTGTTCTTAAAAGATTAGTGTTCAAACAGCCTCTTTATATAAAAAATAATTTCGATTGTTATCATGAGCCTGAACCTGGACGAAATTATATTATAGTATGTGACGTATCTAGAGGGGTCGGTGGGGATTATTCTGCCTTTATTGTTTTTGATATTACAGAATACCCATACAGAGCTGTAGGTAAGTATAGAAGCAAGGATATCTCACCATTAATATATCCTAATGTTATTTACGATACAGCAAAAAAATATAATGATGCTTTTGTAATGATTGAAGTAAATGATATTGGTGAGCAAGTCTCTAATATATTACATCAAGACTTAGAATATGAAAATATGTTAAGTACAGTTTACAAAGCTGGATCACAACATATTTCGGCAGGATTTGCTGGTAGACAGCAAATGGGAGTAAGGACTACTAAGTCGGTTAAACGAATAGGTTGTTCTACACTTAAAGACATGATAGAGCAAGATAAGCTTATTATAGAAGATTATGATTATATTTTTGAACTCTCAAATTTTGTGTCTCGTAAAGAAAGTTATGAAGCAGAAGAGGGAATGCACGACGATTTAGTAATGTGTTCTGTTTTATTTGCTTGGTTAGTACGTCAGGAATATTTTAAAGACATCACTGACGATGATTTAAGACAGAGGTTATTTGAAGAAAATCAAAAAATGATAGAAGAAGATGTACTTCCCTTTGGTTTTGTAGATGATGGTCACGAAGAAGACGGTATTATAAATATCGATGAAACAAGAGATCGTTGGGCGTTGCCACAACTGACTGACCTGTGAAATACAATAAATTATAAATAAAAGAGAACTTTCAAAACCTCGTAAAGGAGAATAACATGCCATTTCAAGTATCACCGGGCGTAAATGTTAGTGAGATTGATCTGACTACTGTTATCCCTGCCGTTTCTACAACAGAGGCAGGTATCGCAGGTCATTTCCGTTGGGGTCCTGTAAACAAGGAAACCCTAATCTCAACAGAAGACGCCTTAGTTCAACAATACGGTAAGCCTAACTCTGCAACAGCTACGGACTTTTTTACCGCGGCTAACTTCTTAGCATACGGTAATGCTCTGTATGTGGTTCGTGCAGAAAATTCAACTATGATGAACGCACATTGTAATGCAGCAAATACTGCTGTTACGCGTGTTGATAATGATGACGATTATGAAGAAAATCACAGCGCTGGTACAACAGGTGTAGGACGATTTATTGCAAAGTATCCCGGTGCTTTAGGTAACTCATTAAAAGTTTCACTTTGCCCGTCAGCTGACGCGTTTTCATCTACGCTCTCAGGCACATTTAGTGTTACATCTAATACTACAACAGTAACATTCTCTGCAAACCAAGCTTCTGTTCTTACAGTTGGTGATGTTTTAGAAATTGGTTCACCGACCGGGGTGAAACAAGACCGCAGAGTGTCAGCAATTGCTGCTAACGGTACATCTGTAACATTAGAAAGTCGTTATACGGGCGATACTCTTGCAGCTAATACTTCATTAACTCGTAAATGGGAATACGCAGGCAACGTAGATAAAGCTCCTGGTACTTCTCAATGGGCAACTAATAACGGTGCATCCACTGATGAAATGCACATGGTTGTTGTAGATGAAGACGGTTTGTGGACCGGAACGAAAGGCCAAGTACTGGAAGTATTCCAAAATGCTTCAATGGCTCGTGACGGAAAAACAGAACAAGGCGGGTCTAGCTACTACAAAGATGTTATTAATAATCAATCACGTTACTTGTGGTGGGCTAACAATAGTGGTATAGGTACTAATTCAGACACTGACGCTGCTGGTGGCACTACATTTACAGGTTCAACTACCCCTCTTACCGATTCATTAGTAAATGGTTTAGACGGTTCAGCTGCTACTGCTGCAAATTTAATTACAGCTTACGATAGATTTAAATCAACTGAAGATATTGATCTATCATTTATTCTTGCAGCTGGTAACGGACAAACGGTAGTAACGCACCTAATTGATAATATTGCAGCAGTTCGAAAAGACTTGCTTGTATGCTTGTCGCCAACTAGAGCATCTGTTGTAAATAACTCAACATATGAAGGTAAAGAAGCGGAAGATGTAGTAGCATATCGCGACTCTCTACCATCAACTTCATATGCAACTATGGACAGTGCTTGGAAGTATCAATACGATAAGTATAATGATGTATATCGTTATGTACCAGCTAACGGTGACACCGCTGGCTTAATGGTGCAGACAGATACTATTAGGGATCCATGGTTCTCACCAGCTGGATTTAATCGCGGTAACATGAAAAATGTTATCAAGCTGGCTTGGAATCCTAAGAAAGCAGAAAGAGACACTCTCTATAAAAACGGTGTTAACCCGGTTGTAACATTCCC